CCCCTCTGGTGATTGACAATCGCTAATCACTGTGGCATGATAGTCCCATGGATATTACAGACTGCATAAGGCGGCTGGTCAGGTCGAGCGGCAGAAGCTCCCGCGAGATATCGAGGGCGATCGGCCGGTCCCCGACCTGGATCGCAAGCGCCATAAGCCGTAGGACAGACATAAGCGCATCGAGGCTTGCCAGCATCGCCCGCGCGTGCGGGTGGGAGCTGGTGCTCAGGCGCGGAGGGGGAGAGATGGAGGTGGACCCGCGTGCCGACAGCGATAAAGGGCCAGCCGACTAGCGCCGAGGTGATCGCGATGCTCAAGGCCGAGGACAGGCCCGTGCTGCTCGCCTTCTCGTGCGGCAAGGACTCGCTCGGCGCGTGGTGCGCTCTCCGCGATGCTGGCATAGAGGTGGTCCCCGCCTACCTCTGGTACCTTCCGCGCTTTGCTTTTGTGGATGATGAGCTGAGGCACTACGAGAACCTTTTTGGAACCAAGATTCACCGCTACCCGCATCCCAGCTTCTACCGCATGGTCGCCGAGGGCATCGACCAAACGCCTGCGCGCCTGCGCGCTATCGCACAGCTTGATATGGTAGAGCCGAGCTACGACGAGATTTGGGTCGCGATCAAGGACGACTTGGGGATGCCTCAGGACACATGGGTAGCCGATGGCGTGCGTGCGGCAGACAGCATCGTGCGCCGCGCGTCCTTCGTCCGCAACGGCGTGATGAAGAGGACCACGCACAAGGTCTCTCCGATTGCCGACATGCTCAAGGGCGAGCTGATGGAGCTGCTTGGGCGTCACGGCGTCAATCTCCCATGCGACTACCGTATCTGGGGTCGCAGCTTTGATGGCATCGACTACCGATTCGTTGAGCCCATGAGCCGCGAGCTTCCGGATGACTACTCGTACCTCAAGATGTGGTTCCCGCTCGTGGAAGTCGAGCTGGAGCGTGGCCGCGCGCTTGCCGAGGATGGGCCGCAGAGTGCGCCCGACTCGGATGGAGAGACCGACTACCAGCGCAGAAACCGCGCCGAGCAGCGCCGCAGGGCCGTCGCGACAGACGGCAATGCCGTGATGTGCGTCTGCTTCCGCGATCGCAAGAGCCATGACAAGTGGCGCGCGCTTGTAGGCGACGGAGACATCGTCCCCGGCTCACGTGTCATGGATGCCTTTGCGGCAACCTGTGATGGCCGCAGGGCACAGAGGCCTGCCGAGCCGCGTTTTGGCAGGCTTGGACGGTCCCCGCTCGCCGCGCTCAGCCAGACAGACAGCCTGGAGTCGGACAGCCTGGCCGAGGCAGACTGCATCCTCTCGTCAATCGGGGGGGCCGATGGCAGGGGCAATGCATTCACCGACACCACCGACTACGTGTGCGTGTGGTTCCGCGACCACGAGCAGCTCGACTCGTTCCTGAGAACGAGACGGCTGATGCGCTTTGGCCGCTTGTACGTCGACGGCACCTCGTGGATGAGGTCGATAGGGTAGCCGAGAGCAAAAAACAATCGAGCTTATTGCCAGCCACCATCTCTGGTGGCTTTTTTATGCCGAGATTGGAGGTGCCCATGTTTCAGAGGATTCGCAACGCAGTGCGTGGCGTAGCCAGCCGCATTCGCGGCAGGTTCAACAGCCGCTCTGCAAGCGCAGGAAGGCGCTCTGGATCTTAGCCATAAAAAGGAGGTGACGGGGAGCCATGCCATCCAACAGCAAGCCAAACCTGCCTAGGGTAGAGGGCCAACCGTGGTGCGCCGAGACGAAGCGCTGGTTCAAGGCATGGCGTGACTCGCCGGTCACCGACTCCTGGGACGCCCGGCAGTGGCAGTTCCTGTTTGACACGGCGCTCGTGCACATGGCCGTCTGGTACGACGGGGACCTCTCGAAGGTCGGCGAGCTCAGGGCACGCGAGGCGCAGATGGGCCTCGACTTCACGAGGCGGGGCGGCTCAAGGAGTAGTGCGCGCAAGGAATCGGTCCTCCAGCTCGTCGCAGACAACTACAGGAAGACCGTGAACAGCTAACGCCACGGGGGTGACGCGCGTGGAGGCAAGGCAGACGCCAACCTTCGAGGTCATCCCGCGATGGGACTACTCGCTGGGGGCGGACGCCTGCCGCCTCGCCCTCGCGTACTTCGGCGAGCCGCTCCCCTGGCAGGAGTACATCGTGACGGTGATGCTCGCCTACGTGCGCGGTAGGTCTGGGCGCAAGGACAAGTTCGCCACGCACATCGTCGCGCTCTCGGTCCCGCGCCAGAACGGCAAGAGCTGGGTCATCCGTGCCTGGTGCTTCTTCGCGATGTGCATCCTTGGCTACAAGATCATCTACACGTGCCAGAACGGCGACACCGCAGACGAGATGTTCCGGAGCCTCGCCGCCGTCTTCGAGGACGAGGACAACGCGGACGTCCACCCGCTCCTGGACAGGGTGCGCAGGACGAACGGCCAGCAGGGCATCTACCTCACGAACGGCGGCTGCATCCGCTTCACCACGCGCACCGACTCGCTCGCGCGAGGCCGCTCGTACGACGCGATCATCTACGACGAGGCCCAGGAGCTGACCCCGTCGCAGCAGGCCGCCTCGCTGCCCACCATCTCGGCGAGCGAGAAGCGCAACACGATGGCGATCTACCTCGGGACGCCCCCGGTGCCGTCCAAGGACGGCGGGGTGTTCCGCGCTATGCACGACGCCGCCCACTCCGACGACCCCGGAAAGGCCGCCTGGATGGAGTGGGCCGTCACCGAAGTGGGCGACAAGGCGTGCGTCGCGCGCTGGTACGAGACCAACCCGAGCCTGGGCCTGCTCATCGACGAGACGGCAGTCGAGGGCGAGTTGTCGATGTCCTCGGACGACTTCGCCCGCGAGCGGCTCGACTGGTGGGCGCCCGTGGCGCACGCGATGGCCGCCATCCCACGCGAGCTCTGGTCGATGACCGCCATAGGGGCCGGCGAGGCCGCCGCCGTCGACTCACGATACCGGCGCAAGACGGCGTTCGCCGTGAAGTTCAGCCTCGACGGAGCGTCCTACTGCCTTGCTGGCGCGAAGCTCGATGCCGGTGGTGACGTGGTGTTCGAGGCGATCGAGACCGGCTCCACGTCCGACGGCGTGCGCCACCTCGCCGAATGGCTCTGGCAGCGCCGTGGCCGCGCCGCCGTGGCGGTGGTGGACGGGCCCAACGGGTCCACCACGCTCTGCGACTATCTTGCGGAGCTGAAGTGCCCGCGCGGCTACGTGGTGCGCCCGCACGCGGCGGACGTTGCCAACGCGGCGGCGTCGCTGCTCGACGGCCTCAAGGCGGGGACCGCGAGGCACATGGCCCAGAACGCGCTCGACCTGTCCGCGCTCAACTCCGTCCGGCGCCCGATCGGCGGCGGCGGCGCGTGGGGCTTCGGCACCGGCGGCGCGTACCCATCGGAGCCCATCGAGGCGTGCTCGCTCGCGGCGTGGGCGGTGCGCACGACCAAGCGAAACCCTGCAAGGAAGCAAAGGATGCTATGACGCGACAGCTCAACAGGTACGACCGCGTGGACACAGGCCGGCCGTATGGCCCAGGCATCCCGGAGAGCCTGGGGCCGGTTCTGGCTGACCTCTTCGACACGTGGTCTGCGGTGCGTGCGCGGAACGCCCGCCTCACGCAGTACTACGAGATGCGCAACCCCATCAGGGACTTCGGCATAGCAATCCCGCCAAGCCTCGACCACGTTGACGAGGTGGTGGGCTGGGCGCAGAAGGCCGTGAACGTGCGCGTGAGCCGCTCGATCTTCGATGGGTTCGTCTTCCAAGGCAAGCATGACGACACCTTGAGCGACCTCGTGGAGAAGAACCGCATGCGCCAGCTCGTGCGCATGGCCACCCGCTCTATGCTCACGCACGGCTGCTCCGCCATCACCGTCATGCGCGGCGCGGCGGGCCAGCCTGCTGCCAAGGTCCGCGCGTTCTCGGCCAACCAGTGCTGCATGCTCTGGGACAAGGACGACGACCAGGTGGGCGCGGGAGTCGTGCTCGCTGGCGTCGACCGCGACGGCATGGCAAGCAGGTACGTCCTCCACCTGCCTGACCGCGTGACAGTGTTCTCGCGCGAGCCGGGCGGCGGGCAATGGCACGTCGAGTCCGACGAGCGCAACCCCGTGGGCTCCATGCTCATGGTGTCTCTCGTGAACGACCCGGACATAGACAAGCCGCTGGGGCACCCCGTGCTCACCCCGGAGCTGACCTCGATCGTGGACAAGGCGGTGCGCGACGTGCTGCGCATGGACGTGGGCGCGGAGTTCTTCACCACGCCGCAGCGCTGGGCGACGGGGATCGCCGCCGACCTGTTCTCCAGGCCGCTGAAGGACGATGAGGGAAACACCGTGCTGGACGAGGAGACCGGCGAGCCGGTGCTCGTGACCGACGAGGCGAAGAAGCTGAGGGCGTACCTCGGGAGCCTGTGGGCGTTCACCAAGGACGAGGACGGCGACACGCCGCAGCTCGGCCAGTTCCCGGCTGGCGACGCGAACAACTTCATTGCGACGTACGAGAGCGACGCCCAGCGGTTCTCCGGCGCGTCGCTGGTCCCACTCGCGCAGCTCGGAGTGATGGGCAACGCCTACACGTCGAGCGACGCGCTGAGTGCCAGCAACGACCCGCTCATCCTCGACGTGCAGGAGATCAACGCCAACCTCAGCGGGTCGCTCAGGCAGGTGGCCCGCCTCATGATGGCGGTTTCGGAGGGGGTGCGCCTTGACCAGCTCACCAAGGAGCAGAACAAGGTCGTGCCCGTGTTCAAGAACCCGGCAATGCCGACGATGGCCGCCAGCGCCGACGCGTGGACGAAGATAGGCGCGCTTGACTCATCGGTGGTGGGGACGCGCGTGTTCTACGAGGGAATCGGCCTCGACCAGGCCACGATAGACCGCCTCATGACGGAGAAGCAGGACCAGCTGTCGGATTCCGTGCTGTCGTCCATCTTCTCGGGAGCCGCGACGTTCAGGCAGCAGCAGGCGTCCCAGGCGCAACGGCAGCCCACGAGCATCCGGCAGATGCCTAACCTCGACGAGGGCGGCGAGTGATGGCATACGTCATTCTGCGTACCTACATTGACAACTTCTCGGACGGCATCGAGGCCGTGAGCGCAGCGTACAAGGGCAGGCTCTCGGCGGCGCTCGCCAGCATCGACCTGTCCGCGCCAGATGCGGAGCGGCAGGTGACAGCCGTCATGCAGTCGTTCTGCAAGGGCTCCACGTCCACGGCGGCGTACCTCGCGAAGCGCTTCTACCTCGGCCTGCGTGCCCTCGAGCTGGGCGACCTGGGCGACTTCGGGGGCGTCGAGGACTCCGGGTACGTGCCGGAGGCCACACGGACGGCGGTGCGCGGCATCATTGCAGACTCTGGCCCCGCCTCTGACGGCGGTGCGCTCATGGCGTCGCAGCTGCGGGGGAGGCTGGGCTACGAGGTCAAGCGCGCGTCTGGTGCCACGATGCTCGCGAACGGCGAGGCCGACCCGCGCAGGCCGCGCTTCGCCCGCATCCCGCAGCCATCGCGCTCGTATGCGCGCGGATGCCCATTCTGCCAGATGCTGGCGTCCCGAGGCTTCGCATACCTCTCCGCAGCGTCCGCAGGAGAGCTCAACCACTACCACGACGACTGCCGGTGCGTGATCGTGCCGTCATGGTCAGGGAGCCCAGCAGCCGAGGGCTACGACCCGCGCGACTACGACGCGGGCTACCAGAAGTACCTGGACCAGGACCACTCGAAGCACGAGGAGAGGGCCAAGTCAACTAGGAGGAACCGCTACGACTCCCATGGGCGGCTCAAGGCCGGGTACTCTGGCCTCAGGGTCGACCAGCAAAGGCTGATGACGGATGCGGACAGGGAGGCGCAGCACAGGAAGAACGTCGCCGCGCAGCACGCCGGCTGGAAGGCCGCATACGAGAAACGGAAGCAGGGCGGCCAGAACGGTTGAACCAGGCCCCGCAGGGGGCCTTCTTCATAGCTCGCCGCCGTGGGCGAAACACGGATGGACGACCGCCAAAGGCGGGACTCAAGACGACCCCCAGGAGGGGGAGATTGGAGCAAGACATGGCAGAGACGGACCCCAGGCAGGAACCGCAGGACCCCACGCCCAGGACGTTCACCCAGGAAGAGGTGAACGAGATGATGGGCAAGGTCCGCCGCGAGACGCGCGAGAAGTTCGCCGACTACGACGAGCTGGCCAAGAAGGCCACCGCCTACGACGAGGCCCAGGAGGCCGCGAAGACCGAGCTTGAGAAGGCCCAGGAGGCCGCCGCCAAGGCGAACGAGGAGCTGGGCGCCCTCCGCGCCGAGAAGGAGCGCAGCGACCTCGCGGCCAAGGTGTCGGCGGCGACAGGCGTCCCCGTCGCGCTCATCACCGGCGGCAACGAGGAGTCCATGACGGCGAGCGCCAACGCCATCGCCGCGTTCGCCAGGGCCGCCTCCACCGCCGCGCCCGTGGACAAGGGCGGCGCGGCGAAGAGCCAGCCCCAATCGGAGGAAAGCATCAGAAGCATGGCGAACCCGCTGGACCGCGTTGCGGCCTATGCGCGCCAGTACGAAGAGAAGGGAATGTAGCACATGGCTGCACCCACCAACGCCATCAACTCCGCCGCGATCAACTACGGGCTCTCCCGCGAGTTCTCCGCGAGATTCAACCACGACACGAACCAGCTGCTCCAGTACATGGGCATCATCACCCCCGAGCCGGTGGCCGCCGGGTACGCGCTTGAGCAGCACAGCGTTAGGGGCTCCCTGAACAACCAGGGCTCTGGTGCGAGCGACGCCGCCACCGCAGGCACCTCCGGCACCGGATACGTCGAGGGGGACCTCGTTGCGCTGTCTAAGTTCACCGTCGACTCCAAGCCCGTCGGCAAGGCGAAGCTCCTGCCTTACCGCAAGGTGACCACCGCGCAGGCAATCGCCGAGCACGGCGTGCGCTGGTCCGTCCTTAACACCGATTCCAAGATGCTCGCCGCCGTACGCGCTGACATCCTCGGCCAGCTCTTCGCCTTCCTCGGCAACGGCACCGGCGCGGCCACCGGCAAGAACCTGCAGGCGGCGCTCGCGCAGTCCGAGGCCAAGCTGGGGGACGCGCTCGAGACCAACAACGACACCCCCATCGCCGCCATCCACTTCGTGAGCCGCTTCGACGTGGCCGACTACCTCAGCGACGCCACGGTGACCACCCAGACCGCGTTCGGCATGAACTACCTCGAGAACTTCCTTGGGGTCCAGAACGTGCTCGTCTCCAGCAGGGTGCCGAAGGGCACCCTCTACACCACCGACGCCGCGAACATCCACTGCTTCTCCCAGGACTTCTCCTCCCTCGCGGACGCCGGGCTCGCGTACGTGACCTCGGACAACGGCCTAATCGGCGTCGCCCACACCACCATCTACGACCACGTGTCCGTCGAGACCAACGTGCTCACCGGAATGCTGCTCTTCCCGGAGGTCACAGACTACATCGTGAAGGGCACCATCTCCGCCAGGTAGGGAGGCAAGGGCGCATGGCAGACCCGTATTGCAGCGTCGCCGAGTACGAGGCGAGATATGGCGCGGTGGGTGACGAGCGTCTGCTGGCAGCCGTTCTCGACGATGCCTCCGACGTAATGGACGCGGCCTTCGAGGCTGCGGGCAAGCCCGCGTCATCCGTGAGCGCCAGACGCCTCTGCCGTGTCTGCAGGCAGGTGGCCTACAGGCTCATGCCGCAGGACACGTCCATGCCTACGGGCATACCGGCTGGCGTCGCATCCGCGAGCACCACGATGGGGCCGTTCTCGCAGCAGGTGACGTTCGCCAGGCCGTACGGCACGCCGCGCCTGCAGTACGAGGAACTGCGGGCACTCGGGCTCGGCGGTGGCGCCACAGCAGGCACCATCGTCGTCGGGGGCGCGTGATGGTCGCGGTCAGGCCGGTGTCCTACGGCGCAGAGGACGTCTACGGAAACATGGAGAAGTCCTACGGCGACGCCGTGGAAGTCCCCGGCGCGTGGGCGACCCCGTCCTCCACGGCCTCTATGGCGGAGGATGGGCGCCCGCACCTCGTCGAGGACGCGGTAGACATATACGTTCCGAAGGACCGGCCGGACATCGATTGGCGCGAGGCCCTCGTGGCGCTGGACGGCCTGGCGTTCTCCTGGGAGGTGGACGGAGACCCGATGCCGTATCCGCCGGAGATGACCCCTGGAAGGTACAACCTCGTGGTGACCGCAAGGAGGACGGATGGCTAGATCGAGCGTAAGGTTCGTCCCAAGCAACGCTGGGTTCGTCGAGCTGCGCAACCGAGGCAGCGTGCAACAGCTGTGCTATGGGAAGGCCATGGGCGCGGCCTCGGCGGCGCAGGCAGGCGCGACGTTCCGCAACGCGCGGTACGGCGCCGACGTGCGCGCGGGGAGGACCCGATGCCACGCGCGGGCGTTCACCAAGAGCGCTGGCGCCTACTGGAATGAGTACAGGGGCTCGCGCGGCCTTACGCGCTCGATATAGGGGGTGATGGCATGTCAGACCAGGTCCAAACGACCACCACGGCCGCCGGTGCGGCCACGGCCAGGCCGGACTCCATGGAGATCGCCGTCACAGCGCTCAGGGCTGCGCTCCCCGGCGCCAAGGTCTCGACCGAGATGCCGGCCAGGCGGCCGGGGCGCGCCGTGATGGTCGCGCAGGTGGGCGGCACGTGCGACGAGTTCATGGACAGGCCACGCATCGAGATGATGTGCTGGGGGACCTCCGACACGGACGCCCGCACGCTCGCCATGGACGCGGTGCTCGCGCTCTCCGACGCCGCCGAGGCACACCCGTACCTCTCCTCGTCGGAGATGGAGACGATATCACGAGATGAATGGACGCAGGACGGCTCGGCGCGCTACCGCGCCGTGGTCGACCTCGTAGTTAACCTCTGAAAGGGGCAGAATTGACCACCAGGAAGAACGACCCATCCGAAGTCTCGACAGTGAAGGGGCTCGTCGGCGGATACATCTTCGTCGCACCATGCGGAACGAAGCTCCCGACCGACTATACGACCGCGCTCGACGAGGCGTTCGTGAACATCGGCTACGTCAACAAGGACGGCCTCACCGAGTCCGTTGACTTTGACACGAGCGACGCGGTGCAGGACATGAACGGGCAGACGGTGATCGACGAGCAGCGCTCCTCCGCCTCCGAGGCCATCAAGTTCACCCCGCTCTCCATTAACAAGGTCGCCGCCGCATTCCAGTACGGCAGCGGCAACGTGACGGACGCGTCCGGGCTCGTCACCATCAAGCACAACTGGCTCAACGCCGACGAGGACCTGTCCGCCGTCTGCGAGCTCGTGCTCAAGGGCCGTCGCCGCTGGCGCAAGGTCATCCCCAAGGGCCACGTGAACGGACTCGACGACCTTGCGCTGAACAAGGACAACGCCGCCGGCCGCGAGGTCACGCTCGCCTACTCGCAGGACAGCGACGGCACGGGCTGCATCGACTACATCCAGTCCACCGAGACCAAGGCGTCACAGGGAGGGGCAGCGCATGAAGGTGCTTAAGCACACCATCCAATTCAAGGGCCTGACGATCGAGTACGACGCCAATGCCCTCAAGCGGTGGAGCGTGCAGTGGGGCCTCGCCCACGGAGCCACCGACCCGACGAAGGCCATGGACGCCGCAGACGCCATCCTCATGGGCAAGTCCGCCGATGTCGCCGAGAAGCTCGACGACGACGGCGGCGCCATGACCGAGCTTCTGAACGAGATAGCCGAGGTGGCGTCACCCCAGGCAAAAAGCTAGAGGCCCTCGCCGTCTGCCTTGACGCCCACTGGGACGCGCTCTACGCGGACTTCCAGCAGTACTACGGGCTCGACCTCCGGTCGCTCAGCCTTGGCGAGCGCCGAGACGGCACGCCGAACGCGGACACCGAGCGCGCCGCCGTGCTCTGCGCGGAGCTGCCGCTAGGCGCCCGTACGAGGCGCGCCATGAACCCGGACGAGCTGTGGGGCGTCGAGGCGCAGCTCCTGCGCCAGTGCGAGTACGACCTGCGGGCCCTCATATACGTCATGGGCGCCCCGAGGGGCGCGCCGAGGCCGAGGCCGATAGAGCTTCCGAGCGAGCGCGAGGACTCCGACAGGGTGGCAAGGGAGATGGAGGAGGCGCGCGCCGAGGTCGACAGCGTGCTTGGCATGACGGGCGAGGGAGCGCCGGAATAGATCGAGGGCCGGAAGCATGGCTGAGCTGGGAACTGCGTACATCACGATCATGCCCTCCACCAAGGGCATGGCCAAGCAGATTCAGAACGAACTGGGGGACGCCGGAGACTCCGGCGGCAAGCGGGCGGGCGGGAGCTTCGCAAGCAGCTTCGAGAGCGTGCTGAGGGGCAGCGCCATAGGCGCGGCTCTCGGCGGCGCGCTCTCGAAGGCCGTGGGCGCCATCGGAGGCAGCCTGGGCGCGGCTGTCTCGCGCCTGGACACGCTCGACAACTACCCGAAGGTAATGACCTCCCTGAACGTCGCCACGGACGAGGCGGACGGCTCAATCTCGATGATGAGCGACAGGCTGCAGAACCTGCCCACGCGCCTCGACGCCATGGCGTCCTCGGTGCAGGGCATCTACTCGGCTGCGAAGCCGTTCGGCGTCTCGCTCACGACCGCCACGAAGGCCGGGCTCGCGTTCAACGACATGATGCTGGCAGGCGGGCAGGGCACGGCGGTCGCGGAGGCCGCGATGGAGCAGTTCCGGCAGATGCTCACGAAGAACAAGCCGGACATGCAGGACTGGAAGAGCCTGCTTGCGGCGGCACCCGGCCAGATGGACCAGCTTGCGAAGTCGATGCTCGGCCCGACCGCCACTGCGAACGACCTGTACACGGCGCTCGGAGGCGGGGGCGCCGAGGCCACCGTCACGATGGGCCAGCTGCTGGACGCGCTCGTCAGCCTAGACACCGAAGGCGGCGCGGGCCTCGCGTCGTTCAAGTCACAGGCCGAGGACGCAACGGGCGGCGTCAAGACGTCGTTCGAGAACATGTGCAACGCCATCCCGCGCGGCATGGTAAACGTCATGAAGGCCATAGGCGAGGACAACATTGTCGCCGCCCTGAACCTGGCGAGGCAGGGCATCAACGACACGTTCTCCGGCATCACGTCCTCCGTGGGCGGCTTCGTGTCGGGCTTCACGTCGACGTTTGACCTCGAAGGATTCAAGCAGCTGTTCAAGGGGTTCGCGGACGCGTTCAACAGGGGATTCGACGGTGGCGTGGCCGCGACCGACTGGGGGTCCACGGTGGGCAACGCGCTCAACCGCGTGGTCTCCGCCCTGAAGGTCGCCACGCCCTTCTTCGAGCTGCTCGGCAAGGCCGCGCAGGCGCTGGGCAAGGCGATGCAGTTCCTGCTTGACCATATCGAGCTGCTGGTGGCCGCACTCGTGGGGCTCAAGGTCGCCAAGGCCGTAGCCGGACTTATCCAGGCTACCGGCATGGCGGCGTCGAAGTCCGGCGGCGCGGCGGGCGATGGCGCGCCCAAGTGGCTCCAGCTCGCGGCGGCGTTCGCGCTCGTGGGTGCGGGCACGTGGCTGATAGCCGACGCGTTCTCCGTGCTTGCGGCCACGGCAGTGGCCCTGAGCCAGTCGGGCACGGCGGCAATCGCGACGTTCGCGCTCATGTCCGTGGCGATGGTCGGACTGGTCGCCATGGTCGCCCTGCTCGCCCCCAAGACGCAGGAGGCGGCGATGGGCACGCTGGCGCTCGGTGCCGCCTGCCTCATGGTGGGCGTGGCCGCGCTGGCGGTGGCCACGGCGTTCGCGATGATGGTTGACGCCTCGATAGCGCTCTCCGCAGCGGGTGCGGGCGCACAGGCTGCGTTCGCGGCCATCTGCGCCGTGGTGCTGGCGCTCGTGACGGTGCTGATAGTCTCCGCGCCACTGCTCACGGCGAACGCGGTCGGTCTCGTTGCCCTCGCAGCGGCCGCGACTGCGGTCGGCGTGGCGGTGCTGCTGGCCTGCACCGGACTCGCGCTGCTGGCCACACAGCTCCCCACCATCTCGCAGTGCGGTGCGTCCGCAGCCGTGGGCACCCTCGCGCTCTCGGGCGCCGTGGCCGCCCTCGGCGTCGCCGCGATGGTCTGCGGCGCGGGCATGCTGGCGCTTGGCGTGGCGCTCGCTGCGTCTGGCGTGGCCGCGCTGGTGATGACGGCCGCGATGACGGCCCTTGCAGTGCTGCTCGCGCTGTGCTCGGCTGGCATGGCCGCACTCGACGCGGCGACGCTCGCGGCGGCACCGGCGGCGATGGTGCTCTCCACGGCGCTGCTCGCGATGTCACCCGGTGCGCTGGCTGCGGCGGCGGCTCTCCCGGCTGCGGCGGCTGGAGCTGCGGCGTTCGCGGGCTCCGCTGCGACGGCTGTGGCGGCGGCCGCCCCGCTGGCGGCGGCTGCTGGCGAGTGCGCGTCCAAGCTCTACAACGTGAACGAGGCGTCGAGCGCCGCGCAGGGCACCGTGAACAACATGTGCACGTCCCTCTCGACTGCGCGGGACCAGTCCAATTCGCTCAATGACGCGCTCGGGCGGATTCCGGGCGTCGCGGACACGGCAGGCAGTGCGTTCGACGGGCTAGGCAGCTCCGTCAGCTCTGCCATGTCGCGGGCCGTGAGCGCGGTGCGCTCCGGCGTGGATGACATGAGGCGCGCCGCCGACGTGCAGATCACGATACCAACCATCAAGGTGGCGGGAATCCCGCACTTCAGCATGTCGGGCGGATTCGACCCGGAGACGGGCGCGGTTCCCAGCGTGTCCGTGCGCTACTACGCGAGGGGCGGCATCTTCCGCCACGCGGCGGTATTCGGTGAGAGGTATCCGGAGGTGGCGACCCCGCTCTCAAGGCACGGCGTGCAGCCGTGGGCTGACGCCATCACCGAATCCATGGACGGCGTCGGCAGGCGCCTGGTAGTGCAGAAAGTCACGCAGAACATCTACGAGCGCGATGACGCGTACGTCGCCGGCACCATCGCGGCGCGGACGCTGATGCACGCGGCGCAGGGGGCATAGCATGGCAGACTCGTACGCGGTTCTCTGCTGGGGGAGCCGCTCGGTCACCCTCAGCCGGAACACCGGGCTATTCATCACGAAAGACGGCATCGAGGGCTGGTACTCGACGCCCGATAGCAAGGTCGACCTCACGGAGTACGCGTCGGGCGATGGCGCAGCGTGGCCGGGGGAGGGGCTCGTCCTGTACTCGGCCCGCACCGTGACCGTCCACGTCGCGGCCGGGGGGAGGCGCGGAGGCGCCGGGCTCGTCGCCCTGCAGACGGCGCTCAACCAGGCTGCGCACAGCTGCTGCACCCTCCGCGTCGTGGACGGCGGCGTCGACACCTACGTCACCGGCTACGCGACCGTGGCATGGGACTCCGAAAGGCTCCCGGGCGGCGCCACCGGCATCCTCACCATCGTCTGCCCGGACCCGCGTCGCTACGGCACCACCCCGCACCGCGCATACCTCTCGCCGGGGGCCTCCGCCGGCGCGCTCGGCTGGCACGAGGGCGCGCCGCACGGCCTGCTGTGGCCGCTCTCCTACGGGGGCGGCGGCGCGGGGGCCAACGTCGCGACGCTGCGCAACGACGGCACGTCCACTGCCTACCCGGTCATCACCGCCTCGGGCGACATGGACGGCCTCGCGCTCACCGACGCCGCCACCGGCGCGCAGCTGACGTACGACGCCCACGTGGGCACACCCGTGAAATTCGACTGCCTGGCGCACTCCGCCTCCGTCTCCGGCGTGGACGCCTCGCGGCTGCTCTCGGCGCGCGGCTTCCCCTCGGTGCCTGCGGGCGGCGAGACAACCCTCGCCCTCACGGCCGAGGGCACCGGGACGGTCGAGGTCGCTTGGCGCGACACCTACATCTAAGGAGGGACTGCAAATGGCAGACGTCGCATTGGGCGTGCGCAACTCCGGCGCGGACGGGACCACCCCGCTCGCGCTCCG